TCTAAGCGTACTTTTTCTGCCTCTGCACCTTGAGCATTAGATCCCCCCGCTTTAATTATTTTGTTTAGTAGTTTGCTTGCGCTATTCGTAGATGTGTCGGTTGGGTCAGCATCGTAGTAAAACAATGAGCACGAACCAGACGAAGACCTGATGCCCGGAACTGCTGTACGATCACGGTCTGAAAGTGTGGTTGTTTCCAGCACTTGCAAACTAGACGTAAAGGACCAGTTAATTACTTTTGCTGCAGCTACGTTTTCAATAAGTAGTCTTCCATCAGTGCCTGTGTAGAAAGCCATTAGATCACACCTCTTAGCTGCAACGAAATACTAGAAACACCGGGCCTGTTGTTAGTTAAAGTCGGAGCAGCCTCATACCGCCATCTTAGCTCTGAACTGTTAGGTATGTAACTTGTACTTGACCAGCCCCCTGTTGTGCCTGCAGGCAATGTAAAACTTTTAAACGTTCCAAGCACTTCTGTGTAGTGTGCTAAAAATAGATTTGCTTGGTCGTCGCTGAGGTTTTGATAAGTAAGGTTTAAAGTAGCACCGTACTTTTTATCGCCGTAACGGATGCGGGTTTCTTGGCCTGAAATAGCCGTGTACTTTTTGTTGGCAAAGTCCCCCTGGGCAAAAGAGCGTGCTGATGGAACCAAACTAGGAAATGCCATCACTCTATTACCACAAAGGAGTCTGGGTTAACCTCTTCAACCAAGCTAGCGACGCGGCTTACCCCATCAGTGTTAGTTGGAACAACTACCGCAGTCACGCTGACAATGCCGTCTTCACTTAATGTTAGCTCCTGCACTTGGTAGATGTCTTCATTAGGTGTCAGGCTAGGGAAGCTGATCAACGCTCCAGCTAAAGATGGATCTGTTACCGAGTTGTCAAGTGTTGTTACACCACGAGTCTGTATCTCGTTTGAACCCGGCAAAAGTACAGTTGCTTCGTATGTACCGTTTGGTACGGGATCCACAGACCTTATGGATAGGTCAGGGTTTATCACAACGTTTAAGCCCGCACTAAAGTCCACCTCCTCTACCAGTACCTGTATGTAGCTTCCAGGCTGGATTAGTAAAACGTCTGGAGTCGTTTCAAACGATATTGTTTTGCTTACCAGTCGGGAGGAGGCCAGTATGAAGCGGGCAGTTTTAAGTGCTTGGTCCCTGTTGTCGCAGAATTGCGTAAGATCCAGGTCTTCTATAATGTTTGGCTCGCCTGCACCACCAATACTCTCGTAGATAATTGCGGTTCTTTCTTCGGGCAGTTCATAGGGTTTTAAATCGCGCCAGCGGACAGATATGCCCTTTGCTATTCTTTCGTTACCGTCAATAAAAGAAACCTGCAAGGAATTTTCTAAAATATTACCTGCAGAAAAAATTTGGCTAGGAACTAACCTGTTTAAACTTATGCTTCCGTCTTGTTCAACAGGCAGAGCAGGCATCAAACCAAACACTCCGTTCTTAATTGTGAAATTACATAAACATTTACCAGCATTTTCCACCGCAAAGGATCTTAGGTTTGTTTCGGCCTCTATAACCCCCGTCCAAAATATACGGTTCTTTACTAGGTACTTTGCAGTCTCCGCAAAACTATCCTTGTCAACAAGCTCGGAAGAAACGCTCGTACCAACACCCTGTTTTTCGTTTGTGAGTAGGTAATAAAGCAGGTCTGAAAATATATTGCTTGGGCCAAATGTATTGCTTATACTCGGCTCTAGCCTTTCTACACTAACGCCTTTATCTAACCATATTCGGGGCTGCTCAACACTGGAAAGATTGTTTCCAGCTTTTACACACAAACCTAGCATCGAAAGGTCTTCGTATTGAGGAACGTTGTCCTCACGTACACTTTCGTTTACATAGACAATTTCATGCTCCGGGGAGTTCGCATTTGACTTTGTAATTTCTATGTAGTGGCTGCAGTCAGAAACTTGGCTATATTCTTCAAAAAGTCTTTCTTCAAAGCCAATACTAGTAGAGGGTTGGGTTACATCAATTGTGCTGGTAACTATTTCCCCAGCGGCAACTCGAAAAGCGACGGTAACTTGACTTTGTACGTTTCTGTAGCGGTTAGATGAGCTTATGGTTTTTGGGACATTAAAACCTTCACCTACTCCGGTCCACAGTCCCCCTGTGTTCGGTCCTTGTATTACTCGAAGTGCAGGTATTGCAGCGTTGGACCAGTTTAGACTGGTTCCATAAAGTTGAGCGTGCAAAGGTCCGGTTTGGTTTCCAGCTACGGCGGTAACTTCAAATTCTATAAATCCTGGGGGACTATTAGTCCTGTTTTTCGTAAACCTGACTATTCCTCTGCCTACATCACCGACAAAGCTAGGGTTTCTACCGATCACTTCAGTAAGCCAAGCATTTATTGGGAAATCGCCTCCTGTAACATCTACAAAGCTTATTCTTGTCGGTACAAATGCAGGTTCACTTTCCTCTACACCCCCAGTTTCGGTGTCAGCCCCAGCCGCTGTGGTTAATTCACTGTTTAATAAAATTGCCTCTCTTTTTACCCTGTCACCGGTAAATGTGACCCTCACTGTTCCGTAAGTGGTCTGAAAGTCTTCGCCAATAACCTCACCGCTTTGGGCGTTAAGTCTAAAATATGTTGCATTTTCTGTTCCATTTTGAACTACGTCTGAGCCTGTTCTAGGTGTAAACCTAAACTCGTATCTTTTATTTGGGCCTTGTGAACCATTTGGCCGCAATCTAATGTAGTTAAATAAAGGTTGGGGCGTGTTACCGCTGACGCAAAAAACTTGTGGTATCCTTGACCACGGCTTGGAACTTACACCTTCGTCACCGTCAATTGGCTCGTATTCGGGTATCTCTCGTATCCAAATACTAAAGCAAGACGTTCTTTGAAAATACCGGGATAAAGCGGGCGTACTTAATTGAATATCGTCTTTGTCTCTTTTCCAGGTTTCTTTTGGTGTTAGCAAGCCGTTGAAATTACACAGTCCATTAGCTTGGTTAAATACGATACTTTTGATCCCCACCTCAATTGTGTCTGCAGCCCTGATCATCCGCACAGACGCAACATCGTATTTACAAATGTTCCAGAAAGCTGCGCCGCAGTGTTTGCTAGTGTTAAACCCGTCTTCACTTACATTTGATGGCCTTGGACCGCGTAGAAACTCAGGCCATGGGCCTTCGTAACCAGCGAGCAAATCTTGTGTTGCCCTCGTTCCAGCAAAGCCTATATTTTTTGCACCTAACGTGTTGTTGCACTCCAGTTTTACGTCTATGGTTCTACCTTGATTCCATATACCTGTCGTTCTTGATACAACAATAAAGCCTACGTTACCGATAATCCACCGGGAACCTAATACCATTGCTTCATCTGCCTGTATCCGTAAATCGTCAACAGCAGATTTTACATCTGTATAACTTATTCCGTAGTCTTGGGGGTCTCCATTAATTATGGTGTTTCCTTCAATATCCCTAGTGTCATAACTTGGGTCGCTTGTGTCTAGATCAAGTGGGTCAGTGCTACTAAGCCTGAATGTAACTATGTCACCTAGTTCAATGTCAGCAGTTGGTACTTTGTTTGAAAATACCTGTTCAGCGCCTCCTCTTTGTATTGAGATTAAGCCCATCTGCGTTCCATAGCCTCTGCCTACCCCTGGCTGACCAGCAGCGTCATTAAAGCCGTCGCTTGCAAGTTGAGCCGCATTTATACCGCTGATTTTTACTCGTTTTGCCCTAGCTCTTCGTATTGCATCATTTCTGTCACCGGTCGATGAGCCCTCACCCGTGGAGAAAGGAATGCTAACTACTTCCCAATTTAAGCGGTGTGCTGTGCCGTTCCTTATTGGGTTGTAGTGGCCAAACCGCGCCTTGCTATTTGGGTTGTACACCTGGCAAAAAGCGTTGTCAAATTCTATTTCACCCGGAGCAGTAAAGATTTCGTCTCTGGTGTCTGGGTCGGCTGAACCGGGTACACCTCTTTTACCGTATAAAAAATCTCCGCCCTTAATCCTATTTGGTCCTTGCTTAGAACTCCAATAATAGGCGAAGTCAAAATTACCCAGGCTGCTTAGTGATGTCGTACCAAGCCATGTGCTCCTTAATGTGGGCACGCCTTCTAAATACTCCCCAAAGGTGTAAAGAAGTTTGATGCGTTGGAAGGTGCCTTCTGAAAAAGCCCTTGACCATACCAACGTTCCAGGTAATACGATTCCTCCTGTCGTTACTGTTTCGTCAACTCCTTCCCCAATTGCTGTGCCTATTTTCCCGAAAGGAATTGGAACAGGTGCTCCATATTGCACGAGAGCAGAAAAACCGCTAAAGCTGCTCGTTTGGTTAAAGCGGCTTGGGCCGATCTGGTCTGGCAGTTGCTGCTGACGAATTTGCCTTCGCTTTTCTTGGTCTGGTATGCTTGGCTTCGGGGCAAGTAGCACAGAAGCTGCTGTAAGCGCAACGCCAATAACAAGATTAATTACAATTGCTGTAAGCGATACAGCCTCATTGACAATATCTGGTACGTTTTCGTACGCTGCAGCCCTTACGCGGGGCTGCATATTGTTGTATTTTATTAATTTTTTATATTCTTCTTTAGTGCAACCTAGAAAATCTACAAGCTCCCTTTCATACGGAAGCAGCGGCGGATCGAAAAGTAGCTTATTGGCTTCCAGTCCACCCTCATTATCGTTCGATTGATGTAAAGGATTCCCGCTTTCCATACAACGCCAAAAGCCAGTGGATTGCTGGCGAGTAATACTATGTCGCCATCATAGACCGGCTTTTCTACCCAATAGCCGTAGGTAGAGATCTGACTAAATATTTCACGTGTAGACATTGTATACCAGACATCCTGTACACCTGGGTTTTCAATGCCCATGGCGTCTAAGGCTTGAAAAACTAAAGAGATGCAGTCCACCTTGTCGCCGTTTTCTCCATAGCTGTACTCCTTCCCAATTAGTTGGCTACACATTGATTGAAGAGGTGATAGGAATCTTGCCAACTAACTGTCTGTTCAGTACCCGACCGGGAATATTACCACTCACAGCGTTGATCACACTGTTAAGCTGCAGCTCTAATGTTGCTTCGTTCCAGCCCCCATTCCCTACTTGACCTGCGTATGAGTAGAGCTGGCTTTTTATCGTGAAATCGTCGTTCAAAAGCACAATGTTTGCTCTTGCTGTCCACCGTAAAAGAATCGCGTCCTGTGCCCAGCTACGTGTAACGATGTTTGAAGGAAAAACTAGGCCCGCTTCAACATTATCACCTTGCAAACTTGTCACTGCGCCTGAAAACGAAAACGGAGCAAATGTAAAAGTCTCACCATTAAAATTTACGCTATTGGATACACGGTAATTCTGCATCCGCATCACTGGCTGGCCATCTTGGCTAAGGGTTACCAATACTCCAATGTTTAGTTCCATTAGATTCCGATCTTACTGCGGGCTGTAGGAGACATCATAAGCTTTCGCAAAGTAAGTGTTTGACCTTGTTTTGCACCCTCTTGGGCGGCACGGGCAAGACCTGCCTTAAAGTCTTCTTGCTTAACATAACCTTCACCCTCAAACTGCAGGGTCGGGCCGGTGGAAATATTTATGACTGGGTTTAAAGTTTCATTCCTTCCTGCGACTGTTCCAGTGCTGTCGCCTGCTTCGCTTAAAAGGTTATTTCCTGGGCTGTATTTTGCTAAGGCAGCTCTGCTGTCCTCATTACTAAGCACCGTACCTGAAGTTTGTGGAATTAAAAGTTCCGGACCGCGCTCGCCCACGATGTAGGGCCTGTTTGCGCTGACTGGGCCGCCGTCTGCTCTAAACGCACCAGCAAAGGGCGTTCCACCGCCAAAGTCTCCAAGTGTGTTGCCCGTAATACTTGGAGCGGATGTATCGAAGTTCAGCCCGCCGCCACCGCTGCCACTTAAACCTGCAAAAGCCTTGGCCAAACCAATCGCGATATACTGAGCGATCAAGGTTGCTGCAGTCTGAATTAACTGGTCCGCAATCGTATTCAAGAAATCGGCAAAGGCTTCTTCGGCGCTCTTCGTTCCAGCGACTACTTCCTGGAGGCCGCCAACAAGTGAGTTGACTGCGGGTGAAACCGCCTCAAAAGCTTGGTTAAAGCGGAGCTGTTGCTGCTCTGCCTGGCTTAAGGTGTCTAGCAACCCTAAAACAGCTTGTCTGCGTCCTTCTAATCGCTCTATTTCAGCTGTTGCATTTGCGTTTCCGCCCTTTTCTGCTATTCGTAGTTTTTCTATTTGTGCTGTTAAATCTCTTTCAGCATCTTCTCTACGTCTGGTCTGACTAATTTGCAGTTCAAGGGCTTCTGATCTATTGAAGGCGCCAGCGTCTTCAATTTGCCTTTCAAAACCTACAGTTATCTGCTCTGTTTGCTGGCTAAACTCTAAAGCTGCAATTTCTCTGGCTGTAACCAAATTTTGCTCTCTTTTTATTGCCTGCTCCCTTAATAAAGCGTTTTGAGACCGCAGGTTCTGAAGCTGGGCGTCAAAAACTTGGTTAATTTCAGCAGCATCCCCAGGGAACTTGCTTTGCTCTAAAGCTCTTTGACGACCTAGCTCTAAAAGCCTTTCCTGTAAAGGTAATCTCTCAAACAGTGCTCGGTTTTGTATCCTTGCTGCGCCTAGTTCAGTTGCTTGAAGTTCTCTACGTTTCGTGTCTATATCTAACTGTTTAATACTCTCCTGTAATAAGCTTTCCTGTAATTGTAAAGTCTGTGATACAGGTAATTTGGGCGCTTTTGGTGCGCCTTTTAGATCGTCTTCTTCTGGTGTGCTTGGCTTTAAGGGGTCTCTTCCTTTGCCTGTAGGGAATAGTTCATTTCGTAATTGCTGGGCCGTCGCTTCTAATCTATCTTCTGTTTCTTTAAGAAATTTAAAAGCGTCTTCTACCTTACCTACAAAGCGCCCAACGCCAGGAATGTTGGCTGTTTCAACTGTTTTACCCCTTCGTGTACCAGCTAATCTAGTTCTTTCGCTTCTTAGCAGTTCAAGAGTGCCTTTACCACGCTGGCCTCCACCTTCTAATTCAAAAAGCCGAGCATTCTTACCTTTACGGTCAAGCCTAAAAAATTCATTTATTCCTTTTAGTAGTGGTTTTAATCCCTCAAGTGCATCCACAGCGAATTGCTGAAATTTTGCTCCAAGAGCCAGTAATAGTGGTCCTGCTGCACGGTTGGCGTCTTCTAGCGCTTTTTCTAGTCTTGCTCCGGCCTCTGCGGGAGAGTCGCCAATCCTTCTTGCAGCTG